TATTACCAATAACATCTGATGATGCATCATCGCTAGGTTTGTAACAAGTTGCGTGCGGTCTATCAAAAACTGCAGAATCTTGCCAGGCTGCTCTAGGTAAAGTACCTGTTGTCCATATAGGACGTTTAGCAGATGAGTCTAAATAGTTATAAGTAACCACTCTATCAATTTGATCAGACGCAGCCGTGCAATAAAACCAATTTACTTCACCAAACAAATTATTTAGTCCTGCATTAATAAGGTCTCTAGATGTAGCATTTATATCATCATAGACATGGTCTTCTACAAGACAAGGCATAGATTTTAATTGACCATCGTATGTAAAGAAACCATTTTCTGACATCCAATAAGCCGTACCATCAACCTCAATACAAGCATTTTTACCAAACAATCCACAGTTAGTACCTACTTGTTCAAAAGCAAATACAAAATCTCCACCAACAAACTTCATTAAAAACAATGCAGTATCGGTCCATACATAGATAGCATCTCTACCTTTAATAGCACCCATAATTTTAGAACCATCAGCAAGCCTTTGAGTACCAGAATTATTTTCTGCTTTTACTGTGTAAGCATCTGTTCCATCAATATTTTCTTGATCGGAAAATCTAATAAACATATCGTCTTGAGTTGAAGGTGTTCCAATTGTTGTTTCTGTACCAAAAAATACTAAGTGTCTATCGGGTGTAGATACCAACACATGACGTGATGCAGTTGGTGCGTTTGCTAGTAATGTAGCTCTAGTTCCTGTAGCATTAGCTGCAGAAGCATCCCATTCAAAACACTTGCCGTTATAAATAAGTGCAATTAATTTTGTACCAAAATTATCAAGAATCCATAGACCAGGATCAATTGTAAAGTCAGAAGATGCCGGATCGCCCCAACCTGAAAAACTAGAAATATTTGTAACTGTATCACCACCACTGTGAGCAGCTTTTGTAGTGCCATTAACTTCTCTTGAACCCCCACTTAATATATTAGTTGTAGTATTATTTGCTGTAAAACTTATGTCTTCTGTTCCTATTCTTATTTCACCAGCTGATGGAAAAGCTGAAGAGTTAGTTAAAGGAATATCAGTTACAGTATCGTTTATAGTCGAAGCCAAAGTTGTAGTTGCAGCACCTAATGAAGTACCTCCAAATAAACCAGCGCCCCAACCAAAACCACCAAGTTGTTGAGAAGGCCCAACTGGAAAGTAACATAATATAGAAGCGGACCCACTACCGGATAAAGGTGTACCTGATTCTACGTTTGTTAGTGTAATTGTAAAAGTGGTTGTAGTTGGAATTGATGTAACCATAAATTTTATATCTTCAAATGTAGCGTCAGTATAAGTAGATCCTACAGCAGTAACCCCACTCACTGAATCAAACATAACTATGTCGTCTTCAATTAATCCATGTGCCCCGGTACATGTTACTGTAACTGTTTTTGATGAAGATGTACTTGTAAAGTTTGCACCTGTTAAGGTAACTCGAATAGGGTGTATGTCATAATATGTGCCCCCTGAATATACATATAAAATTTTATTAGTTCCAAGTGCTGCGTATTTAATACCTGCATTATCATCCCAATGATGAATAGCTCTAGCCGCACCAGTTAATTTATCTTGTCCTAATTGTGTCCAACCACCTATTTTTTCAGGTGAACCATATCGAAAACGTACATTATCGCCATCAAACCATTGCCCTTCAGCACCGGTCTCTGTAACTTGTTTGTTAAATCCTGGTGCAAAACCCAATTTTTGTAACATATAACCTCATTATAATACTATTTTATTGCTAGGGGAAGAAAGACTGGTGTGTGGATAATCTTTCTTCCCGAACTTTTTTTATATAGCAATTGTTATTTATTGTAAATTGTAAAATTAAGCTGAATTGTTGTATTATGCACTATAATTACAATTAAAACTTAAAGCATATTTTGTTTTGTTGGTAAAATTTCTTTTACATCCATGTTTTAAAAAAGAACTAAAAAAAGCAAAAGAACCTATGTCCGGTTCAAGTTCTTCATTTATTTCAGGAAATTTTAATTTTTGTAGATGTTTATTTAAATAAATAACACCAGAAAAATAACTTCCATGATGGGTATGTTCTTTTGTGTAATGACTTAAACTATTTTTTAACCCCCATGATTCATTCAACATATATTTATTCGAATTTATATCCTTATCAACTACATCAAAAACCTGCCAAATAAGTTTTAAAAATTCTATATCATTGTTAAAATATTTATAATTAGTCATTTCTCCAACAATATTTGTTTTAAAAGAATTATTGTTTATTGCACTACAACCCTCATTAATTTTATTAATAAAGTATTTTGAATTAATTATATCAAATTTACCTTTATAAAAAAAGTATGGTTGTTTTATTTCAGATTGAATTATTTTATTTAATATCACAAAATTAATTCTGTTAACTTATTATTTAATCCCATTGTACCTTTGTAAAAAGTATTAAAGGCTAAACTGATTCTTGTATTAGAACCTTTTTTATTATCTACTCTATGAGTTGTTGAAGATGGAAACATTATTAATTTACCGTTTTCTACAGGAAACCACCAAGAAGTAGAATTATAAAGATTATATTTATTTTCGTTAATCTCTGGTTTTATTTGTTGATACTTGACTGAACTAAAAAATTTAATATTATCATTTTCTTTATCGGTATCTAAATAAAATACTCCAGAAATTATTGAATTAGGGTGTTCATGACTATGGTGATATTGATCCTTTTCTGTATAATTTAACCAAGATTGAGTTACGTAAAGTTTTATATTATCCTTTGGACAAATAATTTTTTCTAAATAATCTTTGCAACAGTCGTCTATAAATTTTTTAATATTTTTAAGTTCTTTTCTATTTAAAATATAATTATCAATTGTACTTATGTTTCCCTCATTTGTACAAGTATGCTTTTTTTGGTTAGCTACAAACTTTAGTTCTTGTTTCGTAAACCCCCTATCTATATTTGTCATATAAATAGGTGTTGGAAATAAATTTTGTATTATAGAATTTTTCACACCAAATATTAAATATCTATTCTCTTAAATCCCAAGTTTGATTTTTTTCGTTCCAATCGTATTTTTGACCATCTGCAGGATAATCAACAGGTGATTCCCACTGACAAGTACTTTCATTTAAGTTCCAAGAAACAAAAGGTTGTGGTGGTATAAAAGCATCTAATGTTTGATCATAAATATAACCAACACCAGCATAATTTTTTCTTAAAGGTGTTTCACCTAAAACATGAACATTACCTCTAGTATTATAAGATGTTTGTTTCCATATATCATATGGAGTTTTGTGAAGATTATTTAAAAAATCTATTCCAGCTTGTTCTGTTGTTGCAATATCATTAGATACTACTTCAACTTTTTCAACTTTATTTCCTATTCCTAATTTTGCAAAATGTGCCATTACGCTGTGTAACTCCCTGATCCGTTAAATGTTAAAACTGTTTTACCACTGACTCCTGTTTGAACTGTAGGAGACCCAGTTGTAGTTCCTGAATAATTTGCATCTGCCATACTTAAAATAATAACTCCGCTTCCACCAGCTAAACCAACTTGAGGAGCATTACCTGTTCCACCTCCACCGCCACCACCTGTGTTTGCAGTTCCTGCAGACCCTTGAGCAGCTGGACTTGTTCCAGCACCGTCTCCACCACCACCATCACCAGCTCTACCAGATCCACCACCATCAATATTTCCTCCACCGCCACCACCTCTTGTGACCGCAGACCCTGTTATAGAAGAAGCTACACCATCGCCGCCGTGAGCAGCACCATCAGTGTTACCAGCTTCTCCAGCACCACCTCCACCTCCAGATGAATTTGGACCACTTGATCCAGTTCCACCATTAAAACCTTGATTAGCTGTTCCAGTACCAGCAGGACTTGTGTTTGTACTTGAGCCACCACCAGAACCACCTGCTTGACCAACTTCAAGACTATTAGCACCTGTACCACCGCCACCTCCACCTACTGTGGATACAGTTGTAATACCTGAACCTGCAATAGAAGAAACAACTCCAGGGTCACCTCTATTTGAACCATTTAATGCACCAGAACCACCACCACCAACTGTAATTGTGTATGCACTTCCTGGAGATAATTCTAAAGCTGTTTCAGATGAACCACCTCCGCCAGAAGTTTCACTACCAAAAGAATTTCTATATCCTCCAGCTCCACCTCCACCACCTTTATCAAAACCTCCACCCGCACCACCAGCGATAACTAAATAATCTACTGAGTAAGTTGGAGTAGTAAAAAATTCTACATCATCATCAGTTGTTGGAATCCAGCCTTGTGTCGATCCAGAATAAACAATGCAAATATTTTGACCAGATGTACTTAATACTGGTTTTTTAGTTGATGCTACTTGTCCTTGAAATTTATTAGAACCTTGATCTAATGTAAGATTTGCAGTTCCAAAATTTCTTGAAAAATCTACAAACTCTATTTGATCTCCTACAGCTGGAGAACCTGGTAAATCAATTTCAAAAGCACCACCAGAAGTATTTACAAAATAACCCTCTCCTGCTGCTGCTGTAAAGTTTGCAGTTTTTACTGATGATTGCCAAGCAGTACCTCCAGAGTTATCTACAAAAGATAAAACTCCTGAACCATCGGTTGTTAAAATTTGATTAGCTGAACCATCTGCAGCAGGAAAAGTTAAATTGTCTAGTGTTATTGTTCCAGAACCTTTTGGTTGTATTGATACACCAATATTAGTATCGTCACCAGATGCAGTAAGTGTTGGTTTGTTTCCTGTAGCTGCGTTAGCGTATGTTATTTCATTGACCGCAGAACTTGTTGCAGTTAATTTAAATAATTCGTTTCCGTTAGTATCTAAAATAGAAGTACCAATTTTAGGTGATGTTAAAGTTTTGTTTGTTAAAGTTTGTGTTCCTGTAAGAGTTACATCTCCAGTAGCTGTTGAAAAACCTGTATCAAAAATTCCTGTATTTGTTGAAACACCGTCTGAGTAAAGTAGTTTAAATCCTTTTTCACCTGCTCCCCATGTAACTGTTGCACCTGAACCAGATATTGCTTTTATTTGAACTGTTGGAGTACCTGCACCATCTGTAGTAGCATTATTAATAATGTAAAAATTTTCCATGTTTACAGGAAGGGTAACTACTTGATTACCTGTTATAGATCCTGTAAGTTTTATAATTCTGTTTTGAGCCTTACCTGTTAATTCTCCATCAACTACAAGTAAATTAGTAGTATTCGCACCACCTGCAATAGATTGTTCTACATATCCACCAGAAATTTGTTCTACTAGATTTAAATTAGCGTTAGTTTTATTTCCCCAAGTACCAGCGTTTTCGCCGGTTGCCATTAGCTCTATACCAAGCTCTGAAAAAGTTGATGCCATAATTTTTTTTCTCCTAAACTACGTGAGTTACGTCTGTATATGATGTATTTCCTACTACGTCAACATTAGAATAACTTGCGCTATTTGTTTTATTAACTGCACTATAACTTGTATTTCCAATAATATCAATATCTTGATATCCTATTACAATAATGTCTCCTACACTAGATGTAGCTTCCTGACCTTCTAAACCTACTGTCATTGCTGTAGGTGTTATTGCACCCACTGCAGAAGTTGTCGACAATCCAGTTAACGGAACCCCTATTTCAACAACAATTGAACCTACTGAAGAAGTTGCCGATACTCCAGTTGGGAATACTGATAACCCAATGTCAATTGAACCTACTGATGATGTAGTTGATACGCCGGTTAATGAAATTATTTCAGTTATACTAGGTGAAATAGAACCTACAGAGGATGTTGTTGAAAGTCCTGTTAAAGTCAATGAAAACTCTATTTGTGGAGATAGCGTTCCAAATCGAGATAATAGTAGTCCTTGTCCAACTAATCCTACTGTCTGTGCGTCTGGTGAAATTGCACCAACAGAAGCAGTTGAAGCTCCTGGCGAAGTTAATATATGTGCTTCATTGATATTAAGAGATCCAACAGAAGACGTTGTTGAAACTCCCGTTAATGGAATGAAATTTTCTACACCAGTTGTAAGTGAACCTACAGAAGACGTTGCACCAACTCCTGCTGGTGTTAAAACAGCTCCAGCAAAAATAATTAAACTATTAACGTTTGATGTTGTTGATTGTCCATCTAAAGTTAGTGAGACATCTGTTTGTGGGGCTATTGCTCCTACTGCAGATGTAGTTGATAAACCTGTTAGTATATGTGTTGAATTAATATTAACTGCACCAAAAGATGATGTTGTTGAAAGTCCTGTTAAAGTTGATGAAACATCAGATCTTGCAACTGGTGAACCTAATGCAGAAGTTGTTGAAAGTCCTGTTAATGAAACTATTTCCTCTAAAGAAACTGAAAGTGAACCAATAGATGATGTTGTTGATAAACCTGTTAATGATATGTCAAGAGAGGATTCTCCCCAATTTTCAAAACCCCATGTATCGGAACCCCAACCTTGACCTGTTTCTACTGTAAGTGAACCATTAGAGGATGTTGTTGAAAGTCCAGTTAGTGTAAGAGTTACGTTTGATAAATCTCCCCACTCGTCTTCACCAAAATTTCTAGCACCCCAACCTGTAGTTAAAACTGTTGAACCTCCCCATTGAGATTGATCCCAAGTGAGTCTACCCCATCCTGAAGTTACGTCGGGCACGGTGCGCCCCTTATGCTATTCTAAGTATAGCGTTATCAGCGTCTGCTGCTGGGAATTCTATTGTGAAAGTTCCACTTGTTACAGTTTTATCTCCACCAAATGCGATAGCACAAACAGATGGATCACCACTTGCTGTGTCATTAAAAATTAAACAACCGTTAGCTGTAAATGAAGCTGATGTAAAAGAAATATTTGCAAAATCACAAACTGCTGTATCACCTGATAAAGCTGGTGTTACATTTGTTAATGCTTCTCCTTTAGTAGTATAACCATTACCATTAGCTACTTCATTAGATGTAGTGTAGGCAGTTGTTGATTTATTTAATGTTGCTGAACTTGTGTACAATGCTAGTCTAAAAGTATTTGCACCATTTGTAAAATTGTGTACCGCTTTTAAAACTTCTGTTTTAAATGTGTTGCATACTGCCGATGTTATTGCCATAATTTTTATCTCCTAGTTTATGGTGAAGGTGATTTGACTGGTATTCTAACAGTTCCGTCAGTGTAATCGTCTCTTCTTCTTCGCCCCAGTTGCATTCCTGCGAACTGTTGTACTGCATTTTTATACCTATTTTCATAATATGTCAACATATCCATTGGACCTTTTAAATAACCAAAAGCTTCTACTAGACATGCATATAATAAACCTTGTGGAAAATAATTACTTAAATAAGTATTAGAATTACCATCACTTCCTGAACCTAATCCAACTGGGTATTTATTGTAATAAATTCTAAATCTGTAAGCTGCATCTGGCGTAGGGGCTATATACATTCCACCTGATGTAGTATCAGTTAGAGTTGTTGCTCCACCAAACATTGCATAATATTTTGGAAAACCAGTAACATCTTGAGATGTTAAATCACCTTCTGGTCCAGTTAGTCTATCTGTGTACTCTGATAAATACGTTTGATCTTTTTTTTCTAACCAAGTACCAGTGCCTTCAGTGTTTGCTGTGGAATTAAATACTTCAACACCTCTTATAAACAAAGCACCAGCAGGACTATTAATTGTATTATTGTCTGTAGAAAGTGTACCTTCTTGTACAAATCTATCTGCATCCATAGGAAGCTCTTGGTTAATTCGCATCTCAGCTGCCATAATAATTCCATCAACAATAGTTGTTGTTAAAACATCCGAACTAACTTCTGTGTAATCTCTTATAGCATTTGTTAGTGTTGTATATGTGTATGTTGAAACTCCTGACATAATTAAGCTCTATCATTAACGGGTCCGATTGTACACTGAAAACCGCCCCCTGTTTCTGTGCCTGATGCAGCGTTAGTTAACGTAACATTTATACCATCAAATTCTGTAGTTGTAGATGGTTGACCTGTACTTGGCACTGATGTTTCATTTAAAGAAACAACTTTATAACAACCAAAAACTTTTGCTAAATTAGAATGAGATCCAGCAACTGTAGA